CCAAAGATTCGATTCAGGTTTTGTTCACGAAGTTTATATGCCCAAGGATCATTACTCATTGAGGTAATACAATGGAAAACTGCACCGTGTTCTTCGTGTAATTTCCGAACATACTTTACAGCATCTCTCATAGGAGGCAGGAAACCAACCGCGGCTGATTCACAGAACGTTCTACATAGCTCTTTTGATTCATCTCGCGGTATACCATAGCACTTATCCATAGCATACTCATCTGGATTCTTTGGGCGATACCCTTTACGGTGCATCCACCAATGATAACTTTGAGCCCAATTCAAAAGGACTCCATCACAATCTGTCAATATAATCATCGTTTAAAAGTTGAAATTGCGGCATCCATCTTCACCATTGAAGCATGGAAGTCAGCTTGCCATTCAGGCGATTCTGAGTCTATGTCTTGAAGAGTACCAAGAAGTCGAAAACATGACTCTTTTAGTTCTTCGATAGGATCAATCGGGGGTGTTTCATTCTCCATAGTTTTTACGACAAGATTTTTTGTCGTCTTCTTTCTTCTTATCTTTAAATACTTTTGTTGGCTTCGGCATTGGCTTGCGGATGTGTTTTGTCCTCTCCAAGGTAATGCGCGATTGCTTCGTTATATTGTGCTTCTTCGAGTTCATCTTTAGCAATTTTAGTAAATTTTACGCAATTCGTGTCCCATCCCGTCTCGTATTTAGCAACCTCTTCAACACTGATTTCAAATTCTGAGTTGTGTTTTGTGTTAATCAAAACAAACCCACGGGCAGGTGAGTAATCAATTATATATTTAATCATAGTTTCTTAATATCTTTCTTTAATACGTATGTTAAACCTCGAGCTCCTCCGTATCCGTTATCGATAATAGCCATATCTTTATCGCCTTGAAGATCGAATACGTGACCCATCTCACAGAAGCCATCCCCGGTTTTGTACGAGACATAGTCTCCAACCTTTAATTCTTCAAGCTTCATTTATTAAGCAGGAACTGCAAGTGTGAGACCGATATAGGCCATAATTCCGATAGCTAATCCGACTACGGACGAGAGAATAATTTCTTTTAGTGTTTTCATAATTAAAAAAGTGTGTAATTACCAGCCTCAAATTTTTCGTAGAGAGCATTTGCTGCTTCCATTTTGTTGGCTCCCCGAGCTTCAAGGACATCATTGATTCCTTCTCCAATCCATACTCCTGCAGTAACTGCATTTTCGTTATAGTAAGAATATGTGATATGTGATTCGAAAGTCATAATATTATTCATAAAGTTTAACCCTCAAGGCTATCATCGTGAATTTCTTCAAGATAATAATTAAGACCTGCCTTTTCCAAGCAGCAAGTCTCACCATTGGAATCGGCAAGTCCTTTCTTCACGAGAGAAGCCATCACTCCTGGTATAGAGGTTGATGAAAGATTTTCCATGTGGTCATAAACGAAACTAGCATCGAGGCAGTTACACCAAGTGTTAGTCTCAGAAATGTCAACAGGGACACCATAATTCGCTGAGTTATACTCATTGCGAGCGATCATCATAATAAGGGATTTTTCTTTTTCTGTAATGGTCATAATCAATCTTTCTATGAATATTATAACCTACTTTGTCGATTTTGTAAACAGCTTTATCTTGTTGATATTCAAGGGCTTATGAAATTTCATAAAGTAAATCTCAAAAGTTCATAACTCGTTGATACTCAACCACTTAACTTCTCATTGATATAGTCGAAATATTCATCAACTCGTTGATTCAATAGATTGACCCATTTATCTCTCTGTTCCACAAAAACGAGGGAGTCACTAGTACCTTCGACCACCATAATAATCACCAGCTGATCTATTTTCTGACCAGTTCGTTCCTCGTACATAATGGAATATCCAGTAGCTTGAAGGAAATAATTAGTTATTTCGTCAGCTGATTTATGTCGACTCGATGTTTTGAAGTCAATGATTGAAGGAATACCATTATAATTAGCAATCAGATCAACGCGACCCGCCATCATCAATTCATCAGAATAGAGTGGACACTCCTGCATCACAATATCATTTACATTTTCGTCCAATACTTTTTGCAGAGATTTCCACATTTGAAGTACGTGGGGCATCGGATTTCTTAAATAATCTTCTTCATTATTCAGATATCGTTCTGCGGTATAATGAATTGCATTTCCACGTGAAGCAGCGTGTCTCGAAACTCTATTGGCCTCTTCTTCCCCAACAGCAGCACGCCATTCGTGAATCGCTTTTTTACCAAAATGACCAAGGACAGTAGTCATCGAAGGATAATAATTGCCTCCTGGTATTTGATACAATCGTCCAGCTTTAGTGGACTTTGCACTTAATTCATAGTCTAAATTATCGACTGGCGTATGATTGAATTTCACGATATTATTTAGTTATGATAGTATTATCTTTTCCAGAGTTCTTTTTGATATCGTTCAAGACATCATTCCAGCCAGAACCTGCCTGATTCAATACAGAACCCCTAGATGTTTCGTAATTCATATTAGGAGCAGATATTAGTCTTACAACTTTACATCCTCCTTTTTCACAATGATCTTCACTTAAAGGCTCATCTCTTTTTGTATAAGGTAAAAACATTTCCCATGTCTTACCACATTTTTCACATTGATAATCGTATGTCATTTTTAATATTCATTGTCCATATACAACTCTTGTTCGTATTGGTTAGAAAAGCCTTTCTTACCTCTATTCATTTTAGCTGCTCTACGGCGCTTTTGTTCGAATGGATCGAACTCATTGAGGTTGTTTCTTCTATCTTTTTTTCTTTTTATATTTTGTTTGTTTCTTTTCATTACTTTGTATCGTTAACGCTTGGGGCCAGAACCAACTTTTCTTATTTTTGATACTGAACCTTCGAATGATAATCCAGGTGCACACACTCCTCGACAAATCTTACCGCCCTTTCCGCACGGACAAGCTTGGCCAACGGGTTTGTCGCGATCCGCAATGGAGTGTGATTCCTCCCATTGTTTATCGCATTTATCGCAATAGTAATCGTATATCATAGTGTTTTAAACCAATGTGGTGTTTCGCGCTTTGTCCACTTCATAGAAAAGCGCTGTTGTTTTGTTTGATAGAAATTCCGATAAGAACCGATAGGATCATCATAATCCATACACTCGGGATTTGAGCCCATTGCAAGTGCATAAGGTGTCATATGGGACTTCTTGATATTCTTTGGTGCTTTCTTGAGAACGTCAAGCAATATCTTTTCGCTTAGATGTTTCTTACCATACCGATGTGTATATTCTTTACACAGATACTTAAATAACTCATAATGCCATTTGTAATTTGAATGAGATTCCATAGTCCAAACTGTACATGGGTGTCCTACATGAACAGCTTTATATAGAATGTCTTCGCTATCATCACCGAGTTCCCAATACTTTACTCGCGTCTTACCTGATTTAGATGGTCGACGATCTAATATTCCATCTAGAACTCGATGTGCCGTAGATAACATTTGAGCAGATTCGACGATCATTTTTGGAACGTGTTTGTCACAATGCCATTTAGCAGCAACTTCTGGTACTGGTGATAACGCGAAGATGTTCATATTTTTATTTAGGCTGAAAATCAGCAGCTGCTTCTACAAGCATGTTGCATCTTTTAGTGATTAGATAATTAAGAATATCTTTCTTAGGCTTGGTTGCTTCTTTACTAACCTCTTGACGGATTGAATCTGTGATACCCAATGGAATATAGTCAAGGTCAATTACTTGTCGATTCCTTTGGAAATTACGCAATGTCTCTGTATCCATAACAGATTCAAGATCATCTTTAGATTCATACCATTCTTGAATCTTCTTAGCTCGCATTGGCTTTTGTCGAAGACCGTCGGTGAATGTATTATCGGGGCTCAGAATATTTGGAACACCATCACTGCTATCACCCTTACATACGTGTTCGAATCGATAGTAATGAGGATCGTCAATCTTAATGAAGTCTCTTTTCATTGGGCTGAATTGTTTGACATTTGAATACCGCTGAAGCTGCATAAAGTCTTTATCAGCAGATACAATCACCACAGGTTCATTCTGACCAAATTCTTGTGTTGATTCAACAAGTGTAGCAATAATATCATCAGCCTCAGCGCCTTCAACAGTAACTACGGGATAAGGAAAGTTCTCTTTCAATTCATCTCTTACAAGATTAATCAATCGAAAGAATTCACCCCAATCTAAAGGAGATTCATCACGACTCTTTTTACGACCAGCCTTATACTGCTCATATACTGTCTTTCGCCATGAACCTCCATCACATGCAATGATTGTCTTACCGTATTCATCACGGAACTTCATATTATACATACGAATTCGATTGAGAATCATATGGCGAATAAGACCCTCTTCAATTTGTTCAGGTCGATCTTGAGAGAAGATTGCAGCAATGGCAATCGCGGAATAATCTATAACTATCATAATATTTTGTAATCAGTACTGATTATATCACCCCATATTGGGGTTGTCAATTACTTTTTAAGACGTGATTTCTATGAATCTTGCCTCCAACGAAAGCATTGTGATATTCATCAGGTTTAAATAGAACATCTCTTACGATCTGTTCCTTCATTTCAATATAACTCATTTCTCCTTTACTCTTACATAGATGCAATATTTCTCGTTCAAAATGATCTAAACCATTCTCTTCCACAAGAGTTTTGACAGCCTCGCTTGAACCACAGTATGTTTTCCAATCTGATTCCTTTAATGATCTACGTTTTCTCTTTTTTCCTTTTAATGGGGGCTTAGTTACCTTTGAAAAGAAATTCTTCTTTCCAATGTATTTCATACCTGTTTCTTTATCAGTGACCATATAGACAAAGCCTATATTATCTTCGATCATTTCAGAGGTAAACTCTTTCCCATTATAACTCCACATGGAGTTATTTATTCAATCCAAGAACCATCTTTAATTCTGAGCTCTTTGAGTAAATCGTAATCTTTTTCTTTTGATCCCCCATCATATGACCAAGCGTATCCCTTAATAATCATCAATTCATTAATAGAACAACTAGCATTTTCTGTATAAAGCCAGCCAAGGATTCTTCCATATTTTCCTTCTTTCTCTGTCTTTATAATAACATCATTGTTTTCTAACTTATTTTTAAGGAATTCTTTGGCTTCTAGCCCAAGTTTCTTCTCATAAAGATCGCGTGTACGAGATTCTGGAGCATCAATGCCAGCAACGCGAACTCGTTCTTTCTTTGTTAGGCCAAAACCCAAATCAATCAAGACATCTACAGTATCTCCATCGACAATCTTTACTATCTCTTTTACTTTATATGTATACATTATTCGTATTCCTCTTCGTCAATTAATTCAACCTCACCATAGTTTTCAACTCCACAAAATGGGCAATAGGTAGGTACTAAATCTGGATCAACATCTTCATCTCTATACTGAACAGTATATTGAGAATCACAGTGTCGACAATATTGTGTTTCTTTTATCATGCTTCGCAGGAGGAACAGTTAAGTAGATTACGAGAAAGTTCTTGTGATGGATTAGTACCCCGGTGATAATATAAAGTCTTTACACCTTGTTCCCAAGCAAAGATAAGTAATTGATTCACTTCTTTAACCGGAGTCTTAGGGTGAATCATCAGATTAATACTTTGAGCTTGATCGATATTTTTCTGTCGAATTGCAGCTTGTATAATAATCTCCTTTTGTGAGATTTCACCAAAGGTCTTAAATACATTCTTTTCTTCATCAGTCAGAAAGTCTAAACCTTGAACGGAACCACCCGATGTGAGAATCGTCTTCCATACGTTTCGATTATTCTTATTATGAGCGATAAGAACCTTTTCAAGGTATGGATTCTTATATGTGAATTTGCCCTTTGCCAAATCCTTCACAAAGTAATTACTATTCAAGGGCTCGACACTCGGTGATACTTGACCAAGGATAAATGAACTTGATGTTGTAGGTGCGATAGCCATCGTGGTAACATTACGGCGACCATATCCCTTCAGAAGTTCAGGCTCTCCAAACTTCTTAGCTAAATCTGCAGAAGCTTCGTGCGATTCACGCTTCATATAAGAAAAGATTTCAGAACATAGTTGCTTGGCTTCGAAACTCTCAAATGCAATCATCTTAGATTGTAGATAAGAGTGCCAACCAAGAACACCAATACCAATTGCGCGTTGTCTCTCAGCGAACTTACGAGGTGCTTCCATATATGGAATATCTTCTGTCTTGCGAATGAACTCTGTCATAACTGCATCGAGGAAATACGTCAAGACTTCAACAGCATCGGTTCCTTTCCACTCATCATAATGAAGTAGATTCATTGAAGATAAGTTACATACAAATGATTCTTCATTGTTAGAAGAAAGAGCAATTTCAGAACAAAGATTAGAAGCATGAATCTTCATCTTCTTATCTTGGTAAACCTCTGGTGCATTCTTATTCATTGTATCGGAGAAGAATAGATAAGGATAACCAGATTCAAATCTCTTCTGAATTACCTTAGCCC